AAGTTGTTGATTGTAAAATCAGCAGGGATACGTGCAATGGTCAGTATCTCTTGGAAGATAGTCACTACTTGTTGACGTAGTTCCATTACTACGTTTTTCTCAAATATCACATAGGCTTGCTTGATATCAGAGCCACTGCCTAGGCTACCTGTGGTACGAATACCCATTAAGATAGGGTCAATGGTATGGCTAAAACAAATCTGCTCAGTATTCAATGCAGATGCCTCGTGAAATAGCTTGTCATTGGCATTAGTAGGTAAGCTTTCAATCTTTGGAAGTTGGTCCGCACTGTTAGCAAAGAATGCAACTGCCTTTCCTGCATTGGCTGCACCTTTCAACCTGTCAATAGTTTCCTTGATCATGTGTTTTTCCTCCTCAGACTGTGGCCTCTTTGGGAACATCATAGCAAATGATGGGAACACACTATTTTGAATGTTACTTTTTGCGAAGTAAGATAGCTCACCACTCAAAAAAGCAAAGTTTAATGCACTTGTATAGGTAGGTAGTGGGTAATAATCTTGACCAACTGACTTAACCTCGTAACAATATAGCTGAATTTCATCCGTACAGGTGATGTGGTAAGGCTTAATGACCTCCGTATCTATCCTAGTACTCCAATCATCTGATAAATAGTAGTATCTTTTGCATGGTGATACCCTTACTTTCTCAGGACTTACATTCTCTATCTTGATTAGCTTTCTTTTTTCACCAAAATACAGCTTGAAATATACTCGATTGTGAATGATTAACTGCTTAGTCACAGCCTTAACGGTGTGCTTAAGGTTAGCTTTCTTTTCAAAGCTAAACATCTCTAGCTTTTCTTGTGGTGTTAGCTTGTCAGTGGTTAGGTTGAAACCTCCACCAATCACAGCATTGGTCTTGAAGTCCACAATTGCACCATGAAGTGGTGAGCTGTAGTACATTTGGTTGAGCATTTCAGGATAAAGGTTACCCTCACCAAATCGAACCCATGACTCCTGCACGTATCTGCCATTCACATAGGGCAGTGTCAAGTTACCTCTTCCTACCGGTAGGAATGGGGTGCTAAATGATTGATAGCCCTCCACCATTTCGGGGCCTTTTGGTTTGCTGTTAAATAGTCTTTCGTACCAAGCCATAGTTAGTCATATATTGATGTACCTGCAGGACCACTCACAACCATTCTACCCTCTTCAATAACTACTCCTGTAGTTTGTGCTATTGTCAAAGGCAAAACGAATGCAGTTGAGCTCTCATATACCTGGTATGTGTACTGACCTTTCAAGAGTGTTATATCCGTTGGCTCATCAAGAGTAAACAGGTTGTATCTTTCAGGGTAAGCACTCGTATCAGCAGATGTGAAGAGCTGTGGTGTGCTTGTGGTATTCATTTCATTGGTGAACACAAATAAGTAGTGCGGTGTTGTAACCGTAGTGACCTCTGAGAGAGTCAATACAAACTGATTAATAACACCTTGATCTAAGTATATCACACCTATATTAAATTAGCTTTGTCAAATGTTCATAAAAAAAGCCCCACCAATGGCAGGGCTCTAATATAGAGAGGCAGGATTTTAAACTACTCCGATTGCTTGAAGTGCAGCAGCGTTCATTGTAACCTCATATGCGAGGTACTCATTCTCCGCGACTAGTGTGACGGAATATTTACTACCATCTGCACGGGATACTCCGGAGCCCTCACCTGTAGCAGATACCTGCAAGTAAGGGAAGTACCAATAAAGACCATTAGCATCCAATACGATAGCAGTCAAATATTGTTGACCTGCACCTAGGATTTTGATAGCTCTTGACTTATCAGCCTCACGTCTGTGAAACATTAGGTTGATAGTCTGAGTTACATATGAACTACCATTCACTAAGTCAATGTTTGACTCCTCTGTGAAGTTAGATGTGTTTCTGCGAATGTAGAAGTTTTCGAAAAGTACAGGAGGAGCCTGAAGAGTGATACCTGTAATAGCCCAACCTGCACCCGCTGATGGGTCAGTTGGAGTGATAGAGGCTATCTCATCTTGTTGGTTAATCCAAATTCCGTAAATACCTCCACTATTGTTGTCGCATGATTTTAGTATATTTTCTAATGCTTGACAAGACATGGTTAAAAAGTATTAAAGAGCCCCCTTGGTAGAGGGCTCATGGTTAATTATTAAGAGTAGAAAACGATATCAGAACCATTCACATATTCGAAACCAACTTTCATGTTAGCACGAGTTCTGATGTAAGGCTCAGCTACAGTATCAGCTAAGTTAACAGCACGTAAATCAGAGCTATCACCTTCAGCATCGAATGCATAGATAAGGTTGTCTTTCAATGTCCAAACGAAAGTGTTGTTAGACATACCTGGACAAACTACGATTTTCACACCTAAGAAAGTTAAGTTCAAATCTTGAGTGATGAACGCTTGAGTGTTACCTGCAGCAACCCCTAATCGGTAAAGGTTAACCAATTGAGTAGGCATATACAAACGTAGGTCAGCAGTACGAGTAGCAATAGTAGCAGGAAGTAAAGCGAAAGCAGCCTCTAATTTTGTACGTAATGTAGCAAAGTTAGCGATAGAACCTGTACCACCATTGATAACTGTATCAGTTGGGTCAGTCAAACCTGCAGTTAATTTAACTTCGTAACCATCACACAAAGCAAGTGTAGGGTTAGCAGAAGTTGTGTCACCTTGCCAACGGATTAACTCAATAGCACCATTGATTTTGTTAGCCATCTCACCCCAATAGAAAGACATGAAAGATGCAACAGAGAAATCTCCGTTAGATCCTTGGGTCATTTGAAGAGATAAGAAAGACTGCTCCAACTCAAATTGACACACCTGCGCCATCGCTGAAAGGGCACAAGTTTCAATTGTTTTAGCGCTCAAATCATCATTAGGTGCAGTAAATGCACAAGTAGATGTTTGTAAAATGTTACCGAAAGTAACAGTTGCTAATTTAGTTTTGTACTTAACTCCAGGAAGAGTTCGGTAGTTGTCAGCAGTGTCTTCGCTCAAGTATGCTTGAGAATAGAATGCCTCAGGGTTTGCTTGTAATAAAGCAGATGAGTCAACTTGTAAGTCGAATTTTAATTTACGCATGGTTTTATTTGTTTATAAATTTGTTTACACTAGAAAATCTTTGCTGTGCACTCATGGCCACAGCCTCACTCACCACCTCATCCTCTACTTCCATAGATAGTGCCTCTTCCAATTGGTTCTTAAGGTCAGCTATCATAGCAAGCAAAGCATTCATTTGCTCATCAAGCACAGGCTTAACAATAGCAAGGATTGCCTCTGCATCTACTACAGGGTCAATTGCCATGGTCTCTTCCTCTGCAGGAATTTCTGCTGTTACTGTCTCTTCTACGACAGTATCTTCTAGAGCTACTTCCTCGGAAGCCTCTACTTTTTCAACCTCACGTATCTCAATAATCTCTCCGTCTTTTACAACATAGATTTTATCCTCGATAGTGTGTTCTCCATCAGGTAACTTGTTCATTTGTATATTGGTTTTTGTTTGCTCTTTAAGCTTCATCCCAAGGTATCCCTCAATGCTGAAACCAATCTGCTCTTGGCTAACTAGTTCTGCATAGTATTCTTTATCCGTTACCTGAGCAGTAACCATAAGAGTACCCTCAGGTACTTCAATACCAAATGATGAATAGGCTTTATCCTCTTTTGGGTTGTCTACTATCCATGCCTCAAGGACATAGGCAGGAACTGTCTTAGATTGGTCATGCTCAAGATTGAATAAATCTCGGTTAACCATCTGCTTCATAAACTTGCCATGGATTAGCTCAATCTCTTCCTTAGTAAACTTGACATTGTACTCCTCTTTGCTATCTTCATCAAAGCGATAGATCTCCATAGGTATCAAAGCAGGTGCAGTGATACGATACTTCAACTCATCCGAAAAGAATAAAGGTTTAGCCTGGGAACTGAATGCCATCCCCTTAACCTTGATTGCAGGAGTAGCAGTAAATGCTATCTGCTCAATGCCAAGGTCCTCACCATTTTCAGCGTATGCTGGGTCAATAGTGATTTGATAGGTAGGGATATTCTTTTTTGCCATCTACCTATATTATAAATTTCCTATATTTGTTCAAAAATTAGAATATGATAACTATCTTAAACAGGGAAATTCCCAACCAAATTGATGAGCTCACTATTGAGCAGTTTGAAGCCATCACTGAAATCAACAACGACCCCAATCTTGACCCCATTGACAAGCACCTTAAAGTGTTCGCTTACCTTGGGATACCTGAGTCAGAGTTTTGGGACTATGATGTTGCTGACTTTGTGGTAATGGTCAAGGATTTTAACAGCATGGATCAGAAAGATTTTCCTGTAGTGGAAGAGCTTGAGCTTGATGGCTACATCTACAGGGCTGAAATGAGGCTAACCGTTAGAGATACTAAGATGATTGAGAAGATTGCACTGACTAAACCTAAGGGGTATATCTCTGAGATGTTAGCAATCATGTTCAAACGGGAGGACCTTACCCCAACTGAGCACTATGCTGATGCACACATCAAGCAAAAGGCTAAGCTTATCCGTAAATTGAACGCCAATATCTCCATCCCTTACATCATGTTTATCGCAAACAAGATTGGACAACAAGTAAAAAATGATACAGCTACCCAAGCAGTGGAGCCAAGTAACGCTTGAGCAGTACATTGAATTCAATAAGATAGACAAAGACCAGGGAGCCTACTACTACAATAGTGAGGCTCTCTCTATTTTAGCCGATGAACCTATCGAGATCATTGAGGACCTTGATGTGGATGAGATGAGGGAACTTATCAAAGAAAATAAGTGGTGCTTATCTGAGCCATCAAAGATGTACAAGCACGAGGTCCTTGGCATGAAGTTCAAACCATTCAACAAGCTAACCCTCTATGAGTTCATTGACCTTGACTACTATTTTGTCAATGACTACATTGGCAACATGGCTAACATCTGTGCTATCTGCTACCGGCAAACTAGAATAAATGAATGGAATGATGAAGTGCTTGAGCCTTATGAATTTGATTGCACCATCAGAGCTGAGAAGTTCCTTGACCTACCTGTCACTGATGTGTATGGTATCCTGCAGGAGTTCATCAAGTACAGGGATACATTTCTTAAGAACTATGAGAACCTGTTTAGTGGTGAACTCGATGAGGATCTAACTGATGAGGAACGCAGAGAGATGGACCCTGAAGAGATAAAAGAAATCGAGAAAGAAAAGAGTCAGGCTAAATGGTCATGGGAGCAGACTATCTACGGGCTAACAAAAGGTGATATAACAAAGAGTGAAAAGGTAGGAGCACTACCTCTCATCTATGTGTTTAATACCTTAGCTATGAAAAAAGAATTAGACATCTAACGGGAAGCCAGGTGTGAAATCAGGCGGAGCGAATAGAGCTTCAAATGTGTACACAATTCTTTGTTGATTTTCAAGGACCTCAACAGCTTGTACCAATGGATACTTTTTAGTTAACCATTCAGTGTACTGACTATATATTTCAGAGGTAATACCTGCATTGTTTAACGCATCCGTAAATTGTGCCACCCAATCTCTTGGGGTAATTACTCCACCATTGACTAGGTATGCACCATTGTTAAGAAATATAAAATAATATGCGGCTACGATTTGTATCTCCAACTTTTGAAAGCCTGTTATCTTGGCATTAATTCTAATAGAGTTCACAAGTGTACCCTCACTATACTCACCAAGTTGGCTGTCTACAATTCTCTTTAAGATGTTAGCCATCTTCCTACGTGTAGGATATAGCACATTGAACTCCCCTGTGTTTGCGTATCTAGCCATTGATTAAATCTTTATATATATCCATTGTATCATCAATTAGAATGATACCCTTATCCGTTTCTACGTGGAGCTGTGTATCACTTACCACTTCAATGGGGCCTGTGATTGTATACTCTATTTCGTTAATACTAAACATATGCGAATACTTTGAATAGATTTATGTTAGCAATCTCAGCAGCATTCTGTGCCTGCATCGTAAATAGTACCCAGTTATTAACTGTCCTATTGAATGGGATAGATAATGCACTACCTGTAGTATATTCTGAATATGCGTTATTTTGATAGGTAACTAAGTTAGTACCATCATAACTAAAATTTCTTTCTACATATCCTAGGAATTGAACACCACCTCCATTCATTTGAAATATAGTATTCAATAAACTAGCACCTGTTAGGCTGTTGCTAGTATTAAAGTATATCCTTCCGTACATCTGCCCAGTGTTACCGCTTACTCTATTCATCCTAAATACTAACTGCAGGATGCTATTGGTAGTTAATGTATTGGCAGGGATCATTAATGAATGACATATGGTTACTGCATTGCTAGTAGTGTTAGTACCATTGATACCACTAAAACCAAGCAGCCTTGGGCCGATGTTTAAGTTACCACTACCTAGCAGTGAGTTGTTGTTCACTGTCTTGATGGATGTACCAGATACTAGAGTATCCTGCTTACCACTCAATGCAGTATTTAAATCAGTCTGAGCTGATAGCGTTCCTGTGATACTTCCCCAGGTTGCACCACCACCTGATGCTGCAGCTATAATCTGTGCCCCGGTAATAGATGTGTTCACAGGTAAACCTCCAACAATAGATGTACATTCTAGTAAGTCAGTAGGCTGTAGGTTTCCTGTGTGAGGTGTGAGGATAGGCCTCCAATCCCCCCACCAATTTGGTGTGCTCATACCTATATTATTCTAAGCCCTTGAAATGTTTAATCTTGAAAAACATAAAGAGTTAAATTACCCCCAGGACATAAAGAGTTGTACACTGAGGTAGGCATATCACATCGAATTCTGCCATCTCCGTTATCGTAATAAGTTCCGTAGTCTAAGAAACAATAACATGTTGATGGATTAGCACACCCAACAGGCAATGGTGATGGTGCAGGAGTATTGAATAGATTAACTATATCAATTAAATTTAATTCACCACCTTGTGAATAACAAGTATGTACTGTGTTACCATTGCAGTCAAAGTCTATAGAATTGTAAAGACTTCCATCTATATCAATAACCTGAGAATATACCGATATAAAAGGTTGTTGAGTTATCAATGGCACAGCACAATCAGTCCAATCATTCACTGTCAGTGTAATGTTCATGACATAGCCTGCAGCGTAGTCAAGCAAGTCATTGTTGAGAGCTTGGAAGATAGGTGTGCCAATCACATCGAATGCATAGTCATTGCCATCCATGTAATATACATATAGATCATTAAGTATCTGCTGTGTATCACTCAAGATAGTTATGATGTTAGCCCTATCCTTTTGAATGATGTCAAAGCAGTAGATGTCAAAGTTAAACTCTGAAGTGTTCTCAGTTGGTGTAACGCTGACAGGCACCACAAATACGATAGGATATTTCTCATCCTGGGTAGCGAAGTTGTATAGTTGTTCCTTGAAGTCACTGCCTACTTTCTTAACCTGTAAATGGTTAGTATAGAACAGCTCGATGTGGTCAATGATTGCTTGTAGTGAGTTCATTATAATTCAGCGTTTTTGTTTATCTTGTTTATCTTGTTCTGTACGTTGGTCACCTGGCTTTCAGATACGATAGCTGTCACGGTCATCGAGCTTTCATTGGTAGTACCACCTGCACTCATGACATTCCCTGCATTAGCTGAACCAAATAACTGAGCAGCTTGAGGTACTTGCTGTGCTACATTAGCACCACCACCTGAAGCCTCAGTGCTTGTGCCTCCACCTCCTGCAGATGGTGCACCTCCCGATGTTAATATCTGCTTAGCCTTAGCAACGTTCGTAACAATCTGAATGATACCTGAAGCGAACTGAGCAATCCCTGCTGTACCTGCTGTAAGTCCATTGAATGGGTTAGCTTGAGATGCAGCAACCAATGAAGAGATAGCCTTGGCAGTATCAATACCAATTTGAATCAATGCGTTTGCCTTGTTGAATTTCTCTAGTTTCTTTTGGTCCTTGATGAACGCACTACCTACCTCATTGATACCATTGGCAATATCGGAAGCTAGTTGAAGCTTAGCCTCTCTCTCTTTCTTAGCGTTCTCAATCTTCTCAAGAGTGTACTTGGTCTCAATGGCTTTCTTATCTGCTTCAAACTTTTCAGTAAGCTGTAGCTGTGCCGCTGCATTGTCCCCTATTATCTTTCTATCTTCTGCAAGTTTCTCCTCAAGAGCTCTGATATCTTTCTCTTGTTGGGTAGCGTTCATGTTGAAGATTAGATCCTGGGCTTGCTTTAATGCCTGGGCTTTTTTCTCAGCTTCATCCTTAGCTTTCTTATCAGCCTCCTCTTGTTTCTTAGTAGCTTCATCTGCATACTTTTGGTCAATGGCTATCTTATCCTTTCCAAGTTGCACAAGTAGTAACTTCTCAAGTTCAGCATTACCCTCTGCAATCTCCATCTGCTTGTCAAACTCCTCAGTAAGTTTCTGCTTTTCGTACTCAGCCTGTGACATGGTCAGCTTGTTCATGAGGTCAAACTGTGCATCCTCTTTCTTTATCCTATCTTCATTCGCTTTCTTAGCAATATCTGCAAGTCTTTGAGCCTCTTTCTCTGCATCCTTGATACGTTGGTCGCTTTGCTTTTTATTGCTCGCAGTTTTTTTCTTACTGCCTTCGATGTTTATCTCATTAGACTTCTCTAATTCAAGAGCTGTCTTGAGTGCTTGCTTAGCTTCATCCTGGTACATTTTAGACAGAGCACCCTGTCTTTTTTGCTGAGCTTTTACTCCCTTTTCCTGTCTCTTTTCTAGCGAGTCTGATGAACTTCCTAATGCTTTGTCAGTAGCTTGAAATACTCCAGTTAAATTATCACTTAAATTTAATGCATCTAAAACACCGTCACGAGTTTTCTGCCTCCATACTTCAATCTTATCTATTGCTGTGGTTTGGTCCTTGGTCTTAGCAAGGATAGCCTTAGCATCTGCCTCTGCTGCTTTCTTAGCAAAGACCTCAGCTCGAGCTCTTGCCATAGTAGCTTGAATGTATGCGTCAGTTTTAGCAACATATAATTTTTCAGCCTCAGCTAATGTAGTGGCTGCACCAAATGTATCACCTAACTTTTCATTGTAGGTAGCAAGTGCATCCTCCTTAGAAATCACTCCCTCCTTAGCTAATTCAAATGCAGTGCCTACTTCATTGGTTACTTCAATAACAGCGGCTGTACTTTTTTCTGCCTCTTCATTGGCCTTAGTGTTAGCCTCCTGCATAGCAACATACTCCTCAGATTGAGCAGCAGTGATACCCATGGCCTCACCAAATTGCTTGATGACTTCAATCAATGCATCAAATGCAACACCTGCTGTCTCTGCTACTTGGTCAAGGTATCCTAGCTTATCCGCTAACATAACCGTGATGGCAATGACTCCTGCAATCACTGCAGCAATCAGGTAGATTGGGTTAGCTAGTAAGGTCTGACCTAATGACATGAACGCTTTACCGATTGAACCGATTGTACTTGTCAATCCTTTGAACGCTTTGCTGATATCATCAGGCTTGATGTTAGCCATGTTCTTAGCAAAGAGTGCAGCTTTCTCGGATGCACCCTCAAAGTCAAGACTCATCAAGTCATTCTTGATAGCTCCGAAGCTGTTGCCTACTGCCTCAAACTTTGAACCGGTAGCAAAGATAGCTACCTGCTCATTGGCATCCTTGATTTGATCCTTGAGTTTACCTGCTTGCTGTGCAAGTTCAGCCATTGTATCAGCATCCCCTGCATTAGCTATCTGACCTTGTAAGTCTCTGAGCTCTGCTTTGATGGCAGCAATGCCACCGAGTTTTAAAGGTATCTCTACTTCATTCATGTTATGGCTTGTAATATCTTATTTCTAATGTGGTATAGTTAAGGTAGTTGTCTACATACCCCACACCTATCTGAGTTGTTAATATAAAAATGCTGTTATTTGATGGGATGTACTGAGCACTGATCACCCCGTCATAGTTTACGTTATTCACCATCACGGTTAACTCAGTGTCCAGGATAGTACCTATCTCCCAATTTTGTATGAAGCCCTCATACTGACCTACTCCATTTCGCACCCATTCTATGTCACCAAAGCTACCCTCTTTCACATAGGCTATAGGTGCAGCTGTTCCTGTTTGGTCTAGGTTAGCTGTGTACTTGTAACACGATGGTTCTACAGGGATGCCATTGATGCGACCCCTCACCACTAAGTTATCAGTGACTATACCATCATCCTCAACGCTGTAGCCCTCAGTTGCCACCATGACTCTGAGTCCACCTGGTACAATGTTACCCCTGTTCACTACTTCCCCAATCATTCCGCCCCCTGTGAGAACATTGCTGTTCATGCTCTTGGTATGCATCACCCCATTGTTGCCTACTTGCTGAATGGCTGAGATGTTAGGAAGCCCAACGCCAGGTGTTGTTCCTGCTATACCCCAAGGGTTTACGAATGGCATAAAGTTCACCTCGTTATCTACACTGATGAGCTCTACCTGTGTGAGCTGATTGCCATTGGCATTGTAGTCAATGACCTTGTTGATGTTCCACCATGAGTTGTCAATCCTAATCTTGTCATTGAGCTCCAAGGATTGGATGTCTGCCTCTTTCAAATTGAAGTAAGCAGTCAGCATCTTACCGTTGTTTATCTGCCCCATGGTTCGCCTCCAATATCTATTGTATAGATTGTTATCGGTTAGGCTTAAAGGTGAATAGTAGTAGAATGCACAGGTCGCAAAGTTGATGTCAAAGGTCGGAGTCAATGGGTTATCAAAGTGACCTACATACGGGTAAGTGGTTACCCCTGTCATACCCGTTGTACCATAGTCATAGATGTGGTAAGGTGAGCAGGTACTCAATCCGATATCTGCTGTGCTATCATACAAGATACGCACGTTAGTCTTAGGGGCCTGTCCTGCAATCATCCCAACGTATGCACCAAATGGTGTCTTGATGATTGGCGTAGGTCCAAACATTACAGCTTGTGTAGTGATGTCCTTGACATACTCGTTATCAAAGACCACCTCAGCCTGCCCATAGATTTGATTGGTAGCTGTGCTATATGTAGCATTAGGGCTATCCGTATCAGGGCTGTATGTTAGTATGACTTTCTTACTTGTTAGCTCAGGCAGAAAAGACAGTGACTGCTCTCTATCCTTAGCCAGCTTCAATGTCCAATCTACTTCCTTACCTGCATCGTAGTAGTCATCCCTGTGTACCAGGTTAAGCAGGTTAGGCTGTGACTTATCTACCTCAGCGTACAGGTTGTACATATTGAAGATAGCCTTGATGTAATCGCTTTGCTTAATCTTCTGAGGTATGTAGTCATTCACTTCAATGGTACCACCAATGGCTGTGATGTTACTGCTCGGAGTGATGGTTACATTAATGCTTGTGACTACAGCTTGCACCTTAATCTGACCGGATGCACACACTGGTCCTGATGCTGAGCCTGTCCTCCACATTGGGAAGTTTGCTCCTGTCACAGGTGTTGCTATCCTTGGCACCTTGATGGCTAACCTACCTTGAGATAACTGCGGTAAGTTCTGAGCAGTCAATGCCATGGTAGTTATAACGGTCTGACTTAAGATAGTCGTAGTACCATTGGCTAATGTCGTTGGAGTTTGCACCCCATAGGTAACCGTTGCACTGTTATTCAATGGTGCAGGGTTGGTGTAGAGATTAGTGGTAAAAGATACCACACCATTACGAGTCAGCACTAACTGAGGTTGAAAGAACACAGGAGCAGATATACCTCCCATCCCTGCATACAATGTACCACCTGATGTATTGACTAGTCTAACCTCATATTGAATCTGCACGCTGTAGTCGTACTGCTGTGCATTGTTAGAACTGATATTGAATGGGGTGCTATACACACCTGTCACAGGATTGTAAATGTTCTGAGGGTCTTCGGTTTCAGTCCATCCTGCTATTGTTTGAGGGTTCTGAAATTCAGCGGCACCTGCAAAGAATGTACCTGTGTAGGTAGTAGGTCCTGCGTTAGCCTTGACCGTGTAGTCAGCATAGTCGAAGTTATCCGTATCCCCATTGTATGGAATGACCAACCTGTCGAAGCGGTCATCATTCAACGTAGGCCAATTGTACTGAAAGCCTGAGTCATTAAAGATGCGGTCAAAGTAAGTCTTGGCAAACACTGCAGGCTTAAACTCCTGAGTGCTATAGAATGCATCACCACTCCCAGGTAGAAAATACTTGAAGCCATCGACCACAGTGTTGGTGAATCTATTGACTACATTAAATGCATCGTATGTATGGTTGAGGTCACTGAGATCAATGTCAGTCAGCTCAAGGTTGTTGATTGCTGTAAAGAAGTCAGCCTTGTTATCCTTGACCAATACCTCATACTCCACATGGTGCTCATAGCCATCCGTTATCTGTACTTTCTTAACTGCTGTGAGTTGAAGACTTGCATCCTCCATGACAGGGATACCATCTTGAATGACAGCACAGGTAGTCACAGCGTTCACATTGAATGTACCTGCTATGATGTTCACATCGTAGTAGTGGTTGAGCAGGTCATTGTTATTCTTACTCCCTACCAACGTGATGGTCTTGGAGAAGTTACCTTTCCTCTGAGAGATATCTCGGATGTCTCCTACCTGGAAGTTAAGCGGGAATGCTGTACCCTCTTTTACCTCAAGATAGCCTGTTGCTAATTGTATCTTAACCATTGACTGTATCGTTATTGGCTAGCTTAATTGTAATGCTCTGCTTGATTAGGTTCTTATTCCGTTGCTTGAATTTCTCAAAGCTAGATGTCACGATGTTACAGCTCACATACTCAGTGCTCTCTGGGATGTCACAGCTCTCATCGTAGTTGCTTATCTTGAAGTATGTGTATGGTGAACTGACAAGCTCAGTGAAATACTTAGCCATCTCCTCAGTCATCCAATTGGTATTAATGTCGATGGTGTTATCTACACTCACATAGCTGTTGATGTATCCCCTATCTGTGAGGTCATAGGTCCACTCACTAGATTGGATGTAACCTGCAACATCTTGATTGTACTGCTCCCGTGTTACCGTTCCATTCTCATAGTACCTACCTGTGAATGCAAAGCTACCCCATGAACCAAAGCGGTCAAGGAAGATGATGCTAATCTCTTTATCCTGGACTCTTCGGTCTATGTTGACTCGGTAGCTCTGTGTAACCTGTGAGCCATTGTGCTCATAGTAATACTCATACCATTGAGTGGTAGGCTTAATCAATGGCAGTGTTCCTGCTACTACTGTCAAGGTACCTGCGTTGTTAGGACCTACCGCATTGCCTGTTATGTGGTCGGTTGCACCTACTGATTTCTCAAATACCTCAGCCGTATCATTGGTGAATATAATCTTGTGAGTTCCTCCAGGTATAGCACCATACACTGCATTCATCCACAAGTCCTGTGACAAGGTAGCATAGAACTCCAAAGCAGGGATGGAGGTCAGGAAGCTATCGGTAGCACTATCTAGGTTGTAGTTGTTCTCATCCCATGATGGCCATTGAGTCCAAGGCAGTGCACCGTTAAACACAAAGTTGTTTAGGTCAGTTACGATATTTCTTGTGATGGTTCTGCGACCATCTGCATAGGTGATGTCTCCATCCTTGTTGATGTTGACTATCTGAGACCATAGGCTATTGACTACGATGAATGCAGGATTAGCCACAAGCACCGTGAACAACCCCTCAAGGTTTGGGTTAGCTGTACCTGCTCCTGTCTGAGTTATGACAATCTGATCCCCAACAGCAAATGTGTTAGCTACGTTTATCTGCACCTTGCCTGCATAGGGAGCAGTCAAATACTGAGTCAAGGCAGCAGTGTAGGATGTAGTTGTTAGGTACTCTTCCCCCACCTTGACATCATACTTGTAGTGACTGTTGGTTGCATCGTACACTGTGGTGTTGGTAGGCTCAAGGTCAAAGCTTACCTTAGACTGCAAGAGCTTGCTTAGGTCAATCTCACCATAGCCTGTGCCATAGGTAGGTAGCACCCTGTACTCTGCTATCTTGTTTAGTGTTCCTGACTCATAGATGTCAAAGATATACTTGAAGCCTCCAAGGTTTTTGTTGGTGCTATCATAGATGTACTTGACAGGATTGTACGCAGGAGTTAGTCGCTGAGGTGCAGCCTTTAGATTGATTGCCATACCTATATTATTCTATCCTGGTGTTTTGTTTCTAAAAGGCGTAGTATGAATCATCGGTGTAGTACTCCTGTCGGATGTGAGTGGTGGCATACCTGATTGCATCCATTGCATCATCCCACATCTTGACCGGTTCATCAGTGATCATGTCCCCTACTTTTTTCCACTTGTAGTTCTCGTATTCTTTCTTGATGGCCTTGTCATCCTGGCAAAGCACTCCAAAGGTCTTGATGTTATCTATCCCTTTCTTGACTACCTTGTTTGCGTTCTGCACATCATACCCTGCATTGTTCAGCTCTGCTATAATCTCGGGGCGTGCATAGTCAGCTACGATGGTTACGGTCTTCTCAACGTTGAAGCTTTGCATCTTATCAATCAGCATTGGAGTAGTGAGGTAGCTCTCATATATCACAGGCTCAATGTAGATGTCATTGTCACACCAATAGACACGCATCAGAGCTGTGGGGTGATTGTATCCAAAGTCTAACCCATAGACATAGTTGACAAACCTAGCAGGTCGATGGGGTATGAATGACCAGTTAGAGTAGATGTTACTCTTGCTGATTGCTTTCTCACCCAAGGCATAGATTTGATACAGGGCTTCATCCGTTCGCTTGAGGTCCTCTATCTGAGACCTGATACTCTGAGGTAGGAATGGGTTATCCTTGTATGTAGACTTGATGAGTACACTCTCCTCCGTTGGTAGCTCATATAACCATGAGGTGCTTTCACTGGGGTTGTAGTCAAAGATAAGCTTACTCTCAGTCCTCATGTTGAGCTGAGTGAAGTCATCGAAGTACAGCTCATTGGCTTCATTACACCATGCGATGTCTCTCTTCCTACCCCTTATCTTCTGCTCATCATCCACACTGAAGAACTCCACAATGGATCCATTAGGGAACGTGTAGATGTGCTCACTCTTGTTATGGTCCTCCACTGAATAGATGTTCAGCTCTTTGAGTATCTCAATGAAGTCTCTGAGCACTGTAGCCCTCAAAGCAGGGAACGTCTTACGAATGATAGATACTACCTTGTTGTTGTTCTGCAGGCAGTAGATGATAACCAACTGACAAAGGCTGTAGGTCTTGGATGACCTTGACCCTCCCTCGTTAATTACGAACCTAATGGCAGGGTCATTCAGTGCCTTATAGTTTTTCTCAAATATTACCGTGCTCTTTATCTCCATGTGCTATCTGATATGCATTCATTAGCATAGCCATCTGCCTGCCATCGCTAGCTACTGCTCTTCTATCTATCCTTACCTGGACACCTTTCATCCTGTAGATGTAGTCCTCCACCACTGCACACATAAAGTCAATCTGCATCCGGTAGTACTATGGTTACCTTGATGCTGTCAATCTTCTCTCCCTTGGTTGTGGTGTCCACCCGTTCAGTTAGGTTGTTGAGTCGTTGAGTAATGGATGCATTGTACTGCCCTGTCATACCTCCCTCGATTTGGTCCATGCGGATTGCCTCCTCTATGCGTGAGCAGATTGTGGCATACTCAGAATATCGACCATCCTTGTTACAAAAATAATCATTCACTGTTTGCCCCTTATCCGCTGCGAATGTCCTGAAACCCACTTGAGTAAGCGGTCTCTCTAATGGCACTGCTGTAGCTTCACCTGTCTTAGTAGATAGGGAATAGGAGTACCTAGGGTTTTCCTTACACCATCTTTTGTAGGCCTCAAATAGATCCCACATTGCTTCAGGGGTCTCGATGTGTTTAGGCCTCATTAGACTCGTTCTCTACTGCTTTGTACTTTTTACTTTTAGGCTCAGACTCTTCAAAGAGATATTCTAATCCTTTCGAGATATAGTACTCTGAGTCGTTAGCAGTTTCCTCAGTCACCGTGAAAGAGGTTTCAAAATTACCGTTGTAAATGGTCACATATTGACCAATGTACTCATTCTTTACTTTCTTTGTCATATTCGTATTCTTGTGTAAATAGCCATGCATAGTATAGGACTACCCATATCCCCATTGCTCGAGTTGCCAGAGTCATGTTATCTCTAATCAAAAAGAATGCACCGGTCAAAGCAGTGAATGTAGCTAAGATGCTAATTATTTGAGATAGTCTCATACCTATATTGTAGTTTACGTAAATTTTGTTTAATTTCTTTAATCAGATAGTGAGCTGATGTAACAGGGATATCAAAGTACTTAGCCATGCTGCGAGCTGTGGTATATCCTTTGTCAATGTATGCCTCAAATACTACCCTGTGAACATGGTCAGATATCTCACTGCGGTATATTTCAATCATCCCCTTGTGAGTGCTGTATATCTTATCCTCAAGTATCTTAGCCTGCAGGTCCTGCTCATCATCTTCCTGGTTATTGTCTTCATACTCCATTGAGTTCACCCTGTCATCCTTGTGGCTCAGTGACGTGTTCCACAGGATTTGATACTTGATTGTGTTGAGCAGATAGCTTTTCACCTGGTCTTCACTATCAGCATCCTCATTGATGGTTAGCACATGGAGGTATGAGTTATTGATAACTGTATCCGCCTCGATATTGCTCCCCATCTTGGTGAGAAAGTACAGGGTGTATGCCCTGACCTCATCGAAGTGGTTACTGATGTACCTGTCTAAGAGCCTTTTCATACCAATTCATAAAGTCCTTGTACCACACTTTCCTCCTCACTGATGCACAAAAGCACTCTCTTGGCTGTGGTCCATCATACTTGACCCTTATCTTGTAGAGCTGAACGCAGGAATGCTTAGAATACTTCACAGCATCCGCAGTACTATCAATCGAGTCTATTAACTCTATGTCAGTTTGTTCAAACATAATTCAAGTATATAGGCACCAATGGCTGCTTGACAGGCTAGGATAAAGTCCTGATGCCATGCCAATGTAAGCCAAAAGGCCACACACTTACTGCAACTCAATGCATCTAGTAAGGGTATGGCCCATGTGCCTGGTCTAAAGGACATATAAATCCTTGTTAAGGTTGCTTGGAGTGGCTCAAAATTGCACCACCACCATGCCAAAGGTATTAGAGTTAGGAGTTCCATTGCCTCAAATATACTCTAAAAAATGAATCGTACAACTCAGTGCCTACATTTTTACCTCTCATGAATCGGTATAGCTTGGCATAGTTGACATTCATATCTTCAGATAGGTGAGTTAACTTGTAGCGTTTGCCTAGCATATTGGTCATCTCTTTACGCATCCAATCGGACAGCTCCTGCTGCTCAGAAAGGTAAATCGTCACTGCTCTCAAGGTCCATTGTTTTTTTAAGGTTATCAATAGGTGCCTGCTCAGTGCGTGAACTTAGGCTCATGGTCCATGCCTCGATGGAGTTGAAGTACTTGATGGTGCCATCCTGTGCCTCCCATCTACGACCACGTAGGTTGTAGCTTACCTCTACTACTTCACCTGTCTTTAGATTGTTAGCTAGGTCACATTTATCCTGGGTTAGCTGGAATGTTACGTACTGCGGATACTCATCCTGTGACTTGAGAGTTACCTCTCTCTTCTTAAATTTGTCATTCACTGACGTTGTTGGGGTAATGAATACCACCTCTCCTTTGAATTTACTCATGGTTATTTATTTAGGTTTACATCGTTATCACTTAGGCTTTCTAATAGATAGCCCTGTATTTTTTCTACTATCTCATACTGCTTATCCGGTAGGTCTCCATACTTCAGCATAGCACGAAGCTCTGCCTTGAGCTCCCATAGTACATTCAGCATATCAGCACCTTTAATAGCACAGTAATGTTCTGCCTGCTCCTCAGGCAAGTTGAATTCAAGTATTGCTTTCATAGGTTTCGTTGTAGTATTGTTCTGATACATAAATTAATTCAGGATATACTTTATCATAAGCCTCATTTGAGCCAACAATAGTATTGACTATTGCATCAACTATCTGCTGCTTCTCCATTTCTTTGGCTTGTTCAATAATATCTTCTTTCATTGATTGGGATAAGTACCACCAATCAGTTGCTACCATTTCTTTTACCAACCAATCTACTGCTGTTTGTTTCATATCATTTCTATTTAATTAATGTGGCAACTTTTACCACCTATCCTTTATTAAATTGTTTCATATAAGGGATAAATTTATAGGTTTTTGTCCTTTTTATGACTAGTTATTTTCTTTAGCTTCTCAATATACAGAGTAGCATCCATCAGCTCCTCTTGTAGATGGTTAAGCCATCCAATTAGATCTATATCTTTCCTGTCTAAATTGGTACCATACTTCTGCTGTCCTCGCTTACTCCGTTCATAGTACTTTGCCATTACTGATACCAGGATACTGTCCTCCTGCTGAATGGGCTCTTGGTCATGTGTTATGTTCATGGCTTTTCAGGTGTGTGAGTTATTTCTTTCCATTGCTCCCCTCCTCCAAATACCTG